TTTTGTGTTGAGTATAATGTAGCCATTATATTTTTTCCTTTTTAGTTAATGTTATTCGTCGCAAGCTATTTCGACAACTTTTTCTTCTTCCATACGAGTAGCACCAATGCTCATAGCGTAGTAAACTTGAGTGCTGTACGATTTGTCAGCTCTCTCGTCAATTCTAGCTAGAACATCTTGACCAATCGCTAATTTAATAGCGTCAGCTGTGAATGCATATGCAAGTCTGTCGTCTGTATTTGTTGCGTCAAGTTTTAATCTATTTGTAACAATAAATTTAAAGCCTAAGAAAGAATCAACTTCACCCCTTGCTAGAGCTTTAACTGTATTATAATCACTAGATGTTACTTGTGCTGTTCCCAATAGATCGCCTATTTGTTTTGGTCCACATACAAGGTATCTTTGTAGAGATGGATCAACATCAGCTGCATCTAAAAGTCTTTTTGCTTCTAAAAGTTTAGTTATAGTTAAACCATCAGATTGTGATGAACTATAAGGTTTTTGAGCAGCAGGAAGTACAACAGAAGTAGATCCTGTTTCACCTGTGTATGCTGTTCCACCTAAAGCGGCAATGATTACATCATCCATCGCTCTTCCCATAGCAGCAGCCGCAGCTTTTGCATAAGAAGAAGTTGGATCAATTAGTAATCTAACTTTATCTGCATTGTCTATTAGATCAGCCCACTCATAATCTGCAAGTGTTACTCTTCTTCTAGAGTGTGGCGTATCAATTTGTGGAGTATCAGCGTGTCTAGAGCTTCTTACAACCGCAGTTGTTTTACCAACTTGATCAAAGAAAGCACTCTTTCCAGTAACCGACTCAACATCCACAACTCCTCTTAATACTGATCCCATTTGTTGAGATAGCATTTGTACGTTTGAACTGTACTGCTGTACAAAAGCAGTTGTTATTTGATTTGACATATTGTCATTTCCTTTTGGTTAAGTTAAGTTAAGTTTAAGTTCAGAAAGTTCCCCATCATTGATAGGCTATCTTGCATTTAACGACTGTTAGTCGGTTGTCTTTCCAACAGGCAAGTAAGGTTCTAATAGAATTGTCTTACAATTTCTAAGAAGATTTAATTAAAAATCTCCCTAGAAATCGCAATATAGTAATTTTAAGTTGATTGCAATATAATTATTGATTTAATAATTCTCGCAATGCAAGCACTTGATTTACTGTTTTGTTATGATTTGGATGTGATTTGTTCCAATAGGGACCAGTCTTATCACCTATTAAATCATTAATTTCTTTTTCAACATCTCTACCTTGAAGTACATTATCAGATTCTGCACCGACAATTTTATCTTCAGATAATAGATTAGCAATATTAGCAAATGCTTTAATGATCTTTGGATTATCACCTAATCTAGATCCATCTCTTAATTGAGTATCAAGAAGTTCTGGTTCTAAATAAGTTTGAGCAACATTGGCAGCTTTTCTTAAGTTGTCATCATATGCTCTTCCCCATTCTGATCTTAACGCATTAGCAGATTCAGCTTGTGCAGATTCCATATTCACTGACATTTCTTTTGCTGAACTTTCTAATGTTGATTTATAAAACTCTAGTATGCCTTGAGCTTGTTTATTATTTAAACCTAGCTTGTGAGCATTAGTTGCAAATGTTTTAATTACATTTTCATCAACAGGAGCAACATCAGTTTTAAATTCTAGTTTATATTTATCAGCAGATTCTGGTCTGCCTAATTTATTATAAACTTCATTCCACTGTTCATCTGTAGCTGATTTACCTGGAAGATGAATCTTATCAGTTCCAATCATAGATACTGCATTGATGTAGCTTTTAGCTAACGCATCTAATTCAGTAAATTTTTCTATATTTGGATTTGATCTATATTCTTCAGAGATCGCTTCTTTCCAAGTCTTACCAGAAGTTGGTTCAGTTGGTTGTTGTGTTGAGCTTAGTATTGGTTGTGTTGTTTCCTGTGTACTTTGTGTTGTTGCACTTGTAACAGGCTGAGTTGCCTCAGTTGTCTGTACTTGTTCTAACATTTTATTTTCCTTTTAGTTTATCATTTAGCAGCATGTTTTTAATAAATAGAAGAACGCTGCGTTGTCCCTCCATATATGCACTTTCATGGCTATCACCTCTTATGTTGGTGGTAACATTATAGTGGCATCTCTTTTCTAAATCTTTCATGATAATTTTGCCATCATCAGATTCAAAAACTATTTTATAATATTCTTTTAATTTATTTATTTGGTCTTCCATTTATTTTCCTTTCGTTTTTTATTGCTCTGGGTTTACTAAAGCTCTTGCCTCCTCAGGTAATGCTTTTGCTAATGGTGCTACAGCTCCACCTGCTTGTGCAATTTGTTGCATCTGTTGCATTTGTTGTTGTTGCATCATCTCTTGTTGTTTCTTTTGTCTTATAGCATTTACTTCTGCTTTAGAATTTAATACTTTAGCTGGAACACCAACAATGTCAGCTAAGTGTGTTACTAAGTTATCAATATTAATATGATCAAACACTGGAGATATTTGTGCAAGTGATCCAAATATTTCAATCGCTCTCATAATAGATTGTAGTTCAGAAGATCTTTGTGCTTTAGCTAAAGGTGATACATATTCAATTTGTATATCTTGACCAGCTAAGAATTGTGGTGCTTGTCTAAATATTTTCTTTCTAAGTAATATTGCAAATGTTCTATCAATAAGTGGTCTTAATAATTCTGATTGTAATCTACCAAGAACTGGACCAAGCAATCTCATCTTCTCTTCGTTACGTTGTACAACTTCTGTTGCAGTCATTTGTGGACCATTCTGCATCATTAATTGATTTACATAAAACGTATCTCTAATAGCATTTCTTCTTTGCTCTTCCATGTTTAAACCTAATGGATTATTTGCACCAATATTTAATGGTTCAATTCTATCTCTAGTTCCTGCTCTATAGAAATTTAAACCACCTGGTACTGTTCTTACTGGTAAAATAAATCCATCATCAGGAACTAATAAAGGAGGATCAACTTGTTTCTGTGCAGCTTTAATAGTTGTCTTAGACATTTCATTTAACATCTTTACATCTGGCAATGCAGTCATTGCAGGTGATCTTCCATAAATTTCAAACGATGCTTTTAAATAACGTGGGACTACATAAGGGAACTCATTAAATCCTGATTGAGATACTTCGTGTTTATTATCTAATTCAATATAACAAGATGCGAATGGCATATTTTTTGCATCTTTCTTTTTAGGATCATAATTTTCTCTAGGATATACAACGTGAAGAATTGTAACTTCTTCATAAGGATCTTTCATTGCAGTTCCTCTTAAAGCATTTGATACATTCTTTTCGCCAAACTGTAGTATGGCTGCTCTTGCAGAAATTTTAAATTTTCTAAATACTGTATCTATTCTTCCTTTATTATTTTCTGAAATATAAATTTCGCCAATGTGTCTTGTTGAAAATCTTATAATGTCATCTGCATCTTCTTCAATGAACATAGAGGCTGTACCAAAGGTAATTAGATCGTGATACAATTCAAATATTTCTTGTTGGAAGTTTGAACGATTAAATGCGTCATACATTTTTTCTGTTGTATCTTGTAACCATTCATTCGCCTCATCTGCATCTCCTGTATCTACATTTTTAAATCTTAATGAGAACCAAGGTGTAGATGGGTTCGTTAGCATACCATGTAAGGATGCTGACAATAATTCAACTGCATGAAGTGGAGATGAATCAAATATTAATTCAGATCTTTTATCTCCTTTAGATCTTTGTTTAGTTACATCTGCTTTTCTTGGCATCATGTAATCAGCAACTTCTTGCCAATGCGATTCCCAAGTTTGTCTTTGTGTTACTAACTTTCCAAATCTCTTTAAGAGATCTTTAGTTAAATCTGTTTCAGCCATTGCTTATCCTAATAATGTTGGTGTGCCTAAAGTTGCACCTTCTTGAACGCCTGCTGCACCTGTTAATATAGTTGGAGATCTACCACGTCTTCTTCTTTTAATTCCTTTGTTATCCATATCTGTTGCACCTGCTTGAGAAACTTCTGATGTAGTTGGTGCTGATACTGTAGCTGCTACTGGAGCAGGAGTTGGTGCAGAGGGTCTAGATGCAAAAGGATTTGGAATTGGTCCACCCATATTACATTCCTAACAAAGTTTTTTTCTCAGTCGTTGCTTCGTCAATCAATGGAGAAGTTAATATTGTTGATGCTCTGCCTTTACGTCTTCTGTTAATTGCATCTTGTTCTTCTTTAATTTTTGCCTGTTCTGCTTCTGTTAATTTAGTAGAAGGCGGTTCAGGTAAAGGTTGCACTGGTGGCAACGATGGCATTTTTGGAGATAAGAATCCCATAATTTATATAATCCTATATTCGTTATCTGCTATACTTTGTGGAGCAGATTGTCTAGTATTTATTTCTTGGATTCCAACTGCAAGGTAACGCATCGCATCACAAGCGTGTGAACTCCAATCATGTACAGGCTTAGATCTAAACATTCTGTTCTTATCTATAAACTTCCTATGGTAGTGTCTTAACGCATCTATAAGTTTTTTGCAATGGTCTGTATCAATCCAACATCTAGGTAGTAACATTGTAGTTGCATGTATTCCATCTTCAAATGGAATCTTAGGAACTACTTTAAAATTAATACCTAATTGATAAGCAACCTCACGTCTTGTTTTGCCATTACTAAAATCAGTAACTTCAATATCATGGGGTGCGTAATGATCTTTATAAACATAATCTTTTGTTTTTAACATTTGAACATAGTGCGGCAAACCTTGACCACGTTCTTCGTAGTAATCTATTATATTAATTGCTCTTCCCATTTGTTGAAAGAATATAATTGCTGAATGATCTGACACTCCTAGATCCCACGCAGTAGATACAGGTAGTGATGGATCATAAGGAACTCTTGTTAGCTGCCTAGCATCTTCTATTTTAGTTATGGTATCTCCATAAACAGCACCTTCTATATTTGCAATCCAATCGCATTCAAATTCTTGTAGGTATTTCTTTTCACCCATTACTTTTTTTGCGGCTTCTAATTCTGATTGATCAACTATATTTGTTTGAGATGCTTTAGCTTTATAATGAAACCATTGCTTATCCCCTTGTGCGTGTTGGAATAATTCATAGAAGTTATTATTCGTTCCTTGTGGAGTTCCAATAAATACGCACCATCCTTTTCTATCTGACAATGCTGGTCTTATAATTTCTGTAAATAGTTTGCCTTGTACGTTTGCATACTCATCAATAACGCAACCATCTAAATAGATACCTCGTAATCCATCTGAGTTCTCTGAACCTAACAATGTTATTCTAGATCCATTGGGTAAGTCGCAACGCAATTCTGTTTCATTAAACTTAACGCCTGGTATTAGAGCTGTGTATTGTTTCATATAATCCCAAGCAATAGATTTGGCTTGTTTAAAGGTGGGTGCTATGTAGGCGTATCTGGGTGCTTTGTTAGTAGAACGTAGTGCTGACATTAGTAGATGATTAATCATACATACTGTTTTGCCAAACCTTCTATGGCAGACTAATACTGACCAGCGATATTTCTTCATATTGAAATGAAGTTCTATTTGTTTTTCTCTGGGGTAATAGGGAATCTTATATTGTATTGTACCACTGTTAATTATTGTTTCTGTTATAGTTGTCATTAGTGAATAGACTTAGATTGTTCATTAGTTATGATTGCATTCTCAATGTTCAATAACATCATTAACCATGAACTAAAGATTGATGAGTGTTCTTTGTTTTGTAATCCTGTGAACTTAACTGTTATTGAATTATCTTTCTCAATATAAACAACTGCTTTTACATTAGATGTATAAAAGTCGTTATCGTCATCATCTTGGTACATTGATCTGTTCATATACTATTAGTAGTATTTTAATATTATATTAAGGTTGGTCAGGCAAAGAAAAAAGGTGGCGGGTTGTTT